GTTTTATGCCAGATAGAACCACTTGGTCTACCTGTATTTGCGGTAAGACTTGTTTGTCCAACATATGTTGGAACACTTGTATAAGGCCCAACATTTGCAGTAGGTCCTCTGAAAATTCCAGGAGTAAGACCAATATCGGCAATAACTGAATTTGCTGCAGTAGTCGCACCCCAGACATTTGCCCATCTAGTAGCATCTGTAGCACCAGTTGTAAATAATGCAAAATTACCAGTACTTAGAACATTAGCTCTAATATCTGTTGGAGTCGCAGTATTAATTGCACTTGCAATATCAGTTGCAGTTGTCATTGAGGTAGTAATGGAGACTGCTGTGCCGTTAATATAAATTGTTTGATTAGTGCCTATGTCAATTGTTGATGTTTTAGTACTAATAACAGTTGGCACATTGGTGACCCAATTACTGCTACCAATAAAGTTCCATTTATTATCCCAAGTCTTTTGCCAAATTCTGTATGGTGCTGTAACTGTTGTTACTGCATAAGAACCAATATTGCCAATATTGGCATTTGGAGCAAGACCAACAATGTCGTCACTACTATTAATAACTAACACTGATTTGTTTGTAAATGACTGTGTAGTAGCATTCCATTCATATACACCCCAGGTACTATCAACAGTATCTAACCAATATGTTCCATTGGTTGGGGGATCTGTTGGACGAGTAGTAGTACCACCTAAATCAGCTAAATCAACATTAGCTCTTTGGATATAAACTTGATTACTTACTGCTAGCAAACTATAGGCTGCTAGAAGACCATATTCATTTTGCTCGTCACCATTGATTGGTGCTCCTGACGCAGTTGTTTTAAATATTGGGTTACCAAAAGTTTGCACTAATTCTCTTTGACTAGTGATAGTATAGATTTTTGTAGCATTACTAGCTAGCGTACCAGCAGCATATGCTGTGCCACTGGGATTGTATTTGTTCTCTGCAGTAGCCAAAAGTATATATGCCACCGACCCAACTGCAGCTGGTGCATAGTTACTTTCATCTATTACAGTTACCTGTACGCCTGGACTTACAAGGTCAGCCATATCGTTTTCCTTTATTACATTTAAAGATATTTATCGGAAAACCCAAAAAAAACACCCCATATAGGAGTGTTTTAACAAATTATTTTTTATTTTATTATTTCCATTAATTGTCTATATAAATTACTTATATCTCTGTTATTATCTATAACCATATCGAAATCTGTATTAGCCCAACTGTATTCACTTGCATGAATCTTTGCTTGTTCTATAAAATCTTTAGACATTTCGTATAAAGGATGATAAGGCCCCGCCATAAAAATTTTAGCATATTTGAACCATTCAGGATCAGGCCCACGAATAATTCTACAAATCTTAGCTTGCAGTTTTTTAAAAACTGCAATTTCATTAGGAAATCTGCAATCAGTAATTATGATATTACCACCTTTATTAGTAATTTTCTTTTCTAAACTGGCAATCCATATGTCATCGTGAAAGTTTTTGCGTAAAACTTCCGTACCCCAATACTGTAATACCCATCTAGGAGTAACAGTCATATTCAATCTATTAGACCACCATGGGTCAACTTGCTCACGCCAATTACGACTTTCTGTTGTTCTACCTTCTAATAAATTTCTATCCCAACCAAATACAATAGAAACAATGTCTTTTAAATGGCCCGCAAAACTTTCCCTTTGAAAATTGTAATTTTCTACTAAAAAATCTGCGGCGGTATCTTTGCCACTGCCTATTAGGCCAACTAGTCCAACTATCATTGAAAATCCTTACTTAATTGAATTAACCTATAACAAAACTTAAAGGCTGTGAACCATCTGTGTAAAACTTTAAGTCATTTTCTAATTTTTCTAACTCAGCAACTGATTCCTGTATTAATGCAGTGCCATTTAATTGTGTCGCACCCTGTGGGCCTGCTACAGTAGCAAATTTACTTCTTGCCTGGCCCAACATACCTTTACACATAGCTAATGCATAATCCTGAATCCAAGGATAAACTTGTGGGTCACTAATTATAACACTATCTGGTTTGTAATTATATACTTGTAAAAGAACACTTTCAGTATTACCTATCCCATCTACTGTTGGGCTCCATATTTGTGTGGCAGATATTTGAATTCCCGTCACACTGGTTGCTGCTAGACTTTGATTTGCTAATACTGTTAAAACTGTACCAGATCCATCAATTGTTTGTAAAATATATTGTGCATTATATCCATCTACAGGACAATTTTGTATGTAAACACTATCACCTGGCGCCATTGTTACTGGTTGTGCTAAAGTAATTGTAATTACACTATTTACTGTGGTAGCAGCGGCAGTTAAACTTTGTAAATTAAAAAAAGTATGCCCATAATCAGGAATCTTTCTTATTAGTGTAAGTTTTTTAGTGACCCTATTCCAAGTATAGTTCATAAAACCGCCAAACATACGCATAGCAAGTTTTTGATAGCTTACGAAAAACTCATAATTAGTTAATCCGCCAACTCGTCCTGCTACTAGCATATAAGTGTTTAAATACCCTGAAGCAAACGGCTCAAATTGGCTGGCAGTAGTTCCACTTACACTACCTATACCCCTTCTATATACAGCTCTCACTTCTTGAACATAACTGGGTAAAATGTATTCCTGCACTTCGGGCAAAAGATCTAAAAAAGCATAACTTTCTTCTGTGCTATTTTGTGCCCGTTGCCTATATTTAATTAATGCTTGTTTAATAGCTAAATCATAATGCTCTTTGTCTAACTCAACATCAACCATTTGATCGCCTAATCTGAGACGAATATAATCAGTAAGATCGTTTCTTAATTGATTTAATGTTTGAATTTGCGAATTGGCTTCAATAGCACTTTCTATGCTAATGGGACCAGGTCCGCCCAAGTTTTGTGTTCTTATGCTTAGATCATTTTGTAGATTCGGTTGTATAACAACATTAGTCATAAATATTGGCCCAATATACCATATTTATTATGTTTCTACTTTCAATAAGATTGTATCAGAGTTAATTCTTCCAGCCAGTTTAGTTTCAGTTGCTTTAATATCATTGAGAAACTTCTTTAATTGAGTTTTATTAGCTCTCATAAATTCTTTTAGTTTCTCAGTTGGTTTCCTAATAATTTTACCAACACTAGTCATTACATTAAAGTTGATGATGCTGGTGCCTTTAATCCCAAGTTCTGCCATATCATCAGCTTGATATTTACCCAACTTGCGTGTTTTAACATTATATACCCATAATACTTTTGCACCAATAATATCCACAGGATTAATACTGACCATCTTAAGAATTTTATCTTCTTTTAGGTATTGAACTTTACTTACAATCTTGTCTTTACTTGTAGGCTTCTTTACCCTTGCTTTTTTAGTTGCTTGTTTTACAGACCGGTATTGGGCAATATCATCCAAACACTGTTTAAAGAATGCTAGATGTGCTTTATAGGTGGCTGCTTTATAATGTTTATATGCTTCAACTAATTGTGGATCTGTGCCTTGTTGCGCAGCTTGAATTTCTCGCTGGCGGTATAAAATAAGTTCTTCAAATTTGCCTAATTGACTTTGTGGCACATTGTTTTTTACAAAATACTCGTATGCTTTAAAATTACCGGGCATTTTCTTAATAATATCATCATATGCCCCCTCAAAATCACCAAGCTGCTCACTGGTCTTTTCAGCAATCCTATCCTGAATGGTGATAGGTTTAGCTGTCACTACAGGTTTTTTACTTTTTTGTGGAGTACCAGTCTGACTGCTGAAGTCTGTTTTGGTGATTAATCCCGCAATGGTTTCGATTACATATCTGGATAACTTTTCTTTTAACGGCATACCTGCTTTATATGCCATAATAATACTACATAATACCATGGGAATTTGTGCATCTGGCACTTTTTCGAAAACTTTAACATCATCTTTATTAAAGGTAGATTCGGTTAACATCCATTCTACCACATGTTTCTTAAGTTCACGCTGGTTAAAATGATAATTGTAATAATTAAAACTTTTACGCAAATGATGATCAAAATCAGCATCGGACATAGCAGATGCTCGTTCGGTATCCCAAACTGGTTCTGTCCCTGTATATTTTTCATCTGCAGCATATTGGCTTCTTACTGTAGATTTACGGGGTTTTACTGATTTGCCGTCAATTTTAATTTTAGCCAAAACATTATCTCCACTCAATATTGAGCACAATTATACTATAGTTATCATTTAAATACAACCTAATTTTCTATAAATATATATTATTATAGGTGGAGAACTAAAATTCCTAGAATCAGTTTATGGCGTGATCGACATACCAATGACTACAAATATTTGGATAGCCGAATTAGCGAAACTTTTACCATGGGCGGAACTGGAGTAAATCTCCACAAATATATAGGACCAAACCCACAAGGCACTTACTATTTTACTACCACAACCGCAAATGCTAATACTAAAGTTTTAAGTTTTAGTAATGTGGCAACTATGGAAGTTGGACAGGCAGTAACTGGGGTAGGAATTGCTGCAAATACAGTGATTACTTTAAGCAATCTTACTGCAAATACTATTACAATAAGCAGTAATATAACATCAAATATTGTTACAGGGTCTAGTATTAATGTAAGTTGGCGCGATGGCACACAACCAGTCTATGTTAACGAGAAAATTACAAATATACAAGACCTTTTGTTCCTAGAAAATAGAGATAGAAAATACGATACAAGTATTTACTCAATGAGAGGTATCTATACTGTAAGCGATAATGACTTTGACTTAAAACAATTTGGTATATTTTTAAGCCCAGACACTGTGTTTATGAATTTTCATTTAAATGATATGGTACAGACTTTAGGTAGAAAAATATTATCAGGTGATGTGTTAGAATTACCTCATAGAAAAGATTATTTTCCCTTGAATGACGATTTGCCTGCTGCTTTAAAAAGATTTTATGTTGTACAAGATGCACAATTTGCAGCAGAGGGGTTTAGCCCAACTTGGTGGCCACATATTTGGCGAGTGAAGTTAACACCATTAGTAAATAGTCAGGAATATAAAGATATATTGAATAATATTGCAGCAAGTGAAAATGTTGATACTCCAATTGTTGATATAATGAGCAACTTTAATAAACTAATAGAAATAAACGATGCAATTATTAGACAAGCTGAAATAGATGTACCCAAGAGTGGTACCAATGTAGATAGTTTATATATTGAACCAATAGATCCTGATGGTGCACCCGGCGACCCTTCAGGCAGAACAGTAGATTATACCCAAATTACTGCTGATAGCATCAATGCTTACAGTAATGTAAACCCAACTACTCCAGACACAAATGTTCCCGCATACCTTTCGGGAGATGGAACTGCACCGAACGGGTGGCCCGTTACAGCTGGCACATCATTTCCAGATACAGTTGAAATTGGAGCATATGTATTACGGACAGATTTTGTTCCTAATCGTTTATTTAGATTTGATGGCAAACGCTGGGTTAAGATTGAAGATAAAGTCAGAACTGAGCTTACACCAGGACCAAACAACCAAACACAAAGAAGTATATTTGTTAACAACAATACTACTTTCACTACATCAGACGGGCAAACAATGCCAACAAGACAAAGTCTTAGCAAGGCATTGACGCCTAAGGCTGATAATTAAAGGATTTATCATGGCTTTACAAAGTTTTTTCTACGATCAACAGATAAGAAGATATATTATTCAATTTATAAGAATGATTAGCAATTTTCAAGTGCAATTTGGAAAAGATCGAGAAAATATAACAACACTACAAAGAGTACCAGTAATTTATGCTGATAGTAGTAGACAAGTTGCCAATATCCTGAAAGAAAATAGTGAAAATTACTTAAACTCAGTACCAGCAATGGCCGTATATGTTTCTGGTTTTACTTATGATAGAGGCAGAGTACAAAACCCAACTTATGTTAATAAAATGGTATTGAGAGAAAGGGAATATAATACTAGCACAGGCACTTATAATACTCAACAAGGTGATATTTTTAATGTAGAACGCTTAATGCCTGTACCTTATAAATTAACTTTAAAAGTAGATATTTGGACTAGCAATACAGAACAAAAATTACAATTGCTAGAACAACTATGCACATTGTTTAACCCTGCACTTGAAATACAAAATACTGACAATTATATTGATTGGAGTAGTATAACATATGTGTTATTAACAGATGTACAATTTAGCAATAGAGCTATACCAATAGGCACAGATATTCCTATTGACATTGCATCATTGACTTTTGAAATTCCAATTTTTATTAATAGCCCAGCACTAATTAAAAAATATGGAATTATACAAAAAATCATTGCAAATATTTTTGATTCCGCAGGTAACTTAGATGAATCAATTTATGATAATGCTAATTTATTAAGCACTCAATACTTCACACCGTTACAATATGGTGTAATACTTTTAGACAATCAACTTACTTTAGTGAAATATAATGAACATGTGGTGTCTAAATTTGGTCAAAATATAATTAAAAAATTTGCAAGTAATGTTTCTGCTAATACTTTGTTACACTTAACTGATACCATTGGCATAGAAGAAGGACAGAAAGTATATGGTGTGCGTATTAGAGGCCCAGGCTCAATAACTTGTGTTAATACAAGTCCGGTAATAAATGGAGTAAACACAAGCTTTTTACAAGGCCTAAGTGTAGCAACTAGCGTTTTTAACGCCAATGGAATTTTTATAGGAAATGTAGCATCTATAACCAGTAACACAAGTTTAACATTAACTGCGAATGCTAATGTAAATGTAACAAGTAATTTCTACAATTTTACAGAATCTATAGGCCAAGTCAATGTAACTGTACTTTCTGTAAATGGTCAAGTAGTGACAGTAAACAAAAATATTACTGCCACAGCAGGAGATATTATATCGTTCAATTCTATTACAGAAGAAGCCAATGGTGAGCGCCAACAGTGGCGTAATTTAATTAATGTATATGGCTCATTACAAGATGGCATTAGCCAAATTAAATTAGAAACTAAAACAGGTGGTGAAATAGTAGGCACTGTGGCATATAATCCTACTGATGATGCAGCATTGATATATAATATAGATGTAGATACCGTTCCTGCTAATACTTTGCCTCCTGTAAATGCAATAATTGATCCCACAGTAGAAAGACCTAATAGAGATTTGCAACCATTGGCCAATGGCACAAGGTATTTGTTAGTAAATGATTATTCTACACCAGAAGTACAGCCAACTTATAATTGGTTTGGGGCAGATAGTACACCTT